GATCCTCCGGTGTGACAGACTCGATGATTTCTGATGGAGATAATAGGTTCTCGTTTCTATCTGGCAGTCAAATATTAATACTGGAGGAATATTGTGGGGATACTGTGGATGTTCTTGGAGAATAAGTACTCCGATAGAGGCCAGATTCACGTATACCCTACATCTCTAGGGTGTTTTCTAGAGGGAGAGGTGTATGAAGGCAACGGAGTCTATAAGGGTGAGGGCTATAAAGCATTAGTAATAGAGGAATATAATGAGCAAGTATAAGAGATTTAATATTTGGAATGTGATGAACCTGTTGGAGAACTCTCAGACTACAGGAGATCCTGAGAGTATGACCTTCAGGAGAGCTAACGGTACTTTCGAGACTGTAACCGTAGAGTACGATGTAATGGACGATAAGTTCTCTCTGACTAAGGGTGGAGTAAACTTAGGTATCCTTAAGACTAAGGGAGCCGTATGGGATAGACTCAAGTGAGATTAGCTATAGACTCTTGGGATGTAGGGGGAGATGATCCTACCTATTTGGGCATCTGGAAGTACCGAGAGGACTCAGATGGAGACTGGGTAATACAGGACCATTCTACTCCCTTCTGTCAGCAGCTTTCCGACCTGACCCTCCTAGAGCCTCTAGATGAATAGGATTTATATCTTAGGGAGTAGGGTAGGCAAGGCTTGGACAGACTCTGATGGAGACAGGAGGACTAGAGAGGACTATCTCTATTGGTGCTACAGCCCTGACAATACTGTAAGACTGGAGGAATATCGTGAAAATAAGATTCTTAGTTGGTGCCTCAAAAGGGTGCAAGGCCTTAAGAGATTCACTAAAGGAAGAAGGACTTGACGTACTAAAGATTAAGAAAGTAGGGAGTAGAGGAATCATCAGAGAAGATATCCAAATCCTGAATGATCCTACCTCAGTTGCTAAAGCTTCTGATAAAGTTGTTACCTTCCAGACTCTCCAAGAGGAGGGAATGAGTAACTATATCCCCGAATGGACTACAAGACTAGAGGATGCCGTAGCTATGGTAGCTGAAGGTGAGGTCGTATACTGCAGAACCCTCTCAAGAGCCTCTCAAGGTAGAGGAATAGTTATAGCCTCTGAGACTAACGAGGTTGTTCAAGCACCCTTGTATACCTGTAAGGTTGATGTGTCTAGAGAGGTGAGAATCCATGTCTTTGGAGACAGAGTCATTCACTTCGCCCAGAAGAAACGTATGGGATCGGAGAGGAGAGAGGAAGAGGGAATCTCTGAGGCTAATGAAGACGTAAGGTCTCATGATAACGGATGGATCTTCTCTATCTCCGACGTTGAGATACCTCAAGAAGCCCAAGATGTAGCCATCAGGGGGGTTAAAGCTCTCGGTTTAGACTTCGGGGCTGTAGATATGGCTCTCACTCCTCAAGGTGGATGTAAGATCTATGAGATTAATACAGCTCCGGGACTTGAAGGCACTACCTTAGTCAAGTACACGGAGGCTTTCAAAGATTATGTTAGGAATATATAAGGCTGAAGGCGTTCAGAGTAGCTTCAAAGTATTTAGATATAGAATCTTAAAGGTCCACCACAGCCCTTACTCCTACGGAGATCTCCTCGGGGTAGAAGGAGTTCCAGGCTTCAGAGGTAGTAGTAAAAGGAACTTCATACTCTTGGAGCCTCTAGATGACTAGGATGATGCTGTGGCAGAGGACCTCTCACTTCGGATCGGAGTATAAGTACGCTTCAGGTCAAGTAGTAGTAGGGGAACTCGACGGAGATTCAAGGGCTTGGGTATACTTACACAAAGGAGAGTACAGAATTTCAAGGTACTGCGATACTATAGGAAGCACCTTAACTGTACTGGAGGAATACCATGAGCCTATACTTACTGACAGGTAGGGCGTGGGCCAGATGCTTGAAGGATCATATAGTAGAGACTCAAGTTAGCCCTAATACAGGAAACCCTATAATTACTAGGATATTGCCTCGAACTTTAGGTATATACGGAGGAGATCATTGGTCTGGAGTAAAGTTGGAGGAATACCATGACCCTTGTGGACACTCAACTCTCCTAGAACACTAGAGGTAACTCTTTAGTAACTATGATGTGTGCAAAATTAGAGATGAAGGACAATCTTGGAGATACTGTGTATCCTCAAGGAACCTATAAGAACGTAATAAGATTAAGGAGTATTGATGACTAAGATATTTGTATATGGAACCTTGAAGAAGGGGGGCCGTCTTCAGACAGGCCTTGAAACTAAAGTCACTAAAGATACCCTAAAGGGTACGATGTACTCCTTAAGAGCCTTCCCCGGCATCAAGCTAGAGGGAGACTCCAAGGTCTATGGGGAAGTTCATGAGGTAGATGAGAAGTACCTACCCCTTTACGATAGGATAGAGAGTGAAGGTTGGCTCTATAGTCGTAAGGAAGTTGTAACTGAAAGTGGAACTGTGTGTTGGGTCTATGAGATCATTCAGGATTTACCTGAAGAATTAATAATTGAAGAAGGAGTGTGGCAGATATGAGTAACTGCAGCGTATGTAATCAAGGAGTAACTGACGACCTATTGAGTAAGAGATACATTGACCCTGCCAATCCTTCTAAAATCTTGGGGCCTTGGTGCCCTGATTGCCTCCCTTCAGTAAGGATATGTAACTTCTGTCGGTCTCAAACTGTTGAAGCTGAGAACAACCCTCACGGATACCCTAAGACCTCTAGGCTCACACCTAAAGGTCAGTGGGCTTGTTCAGAGTGTATGGAACACCTCCAGCTCTGTCAGTGTTGTGGATCTGAAGGTTCTCTAGTTGTAGGTCCTGACGGTAAGAAGGTTTGCCCTTCCTGCAGAGAGACTCAGTACTCTACTTGTGGTTGCTGTTCTGGAGAGAAGATTAAAGACTCCTTCATTACAGACGCCAAGAGTCTTGCAGAGAGGAAGGGGTTGTTCCGCAAGTATGGTTCAGTATGTAAAGATTGCTTCGAGGCGGAGAAGAGTCGCTTCAAGAAGTACAAAGTGAAGTCTTGCCCTAACTGTCCAAAGTACCACACAGAAGAGGGAGACTACTGTAAGAGTTGTCAAAATACCCTCCCAACTTGTGACTGCTGTGGAGATACTACCCACAACTATAGGGCCGAATACCTAGAGGGTTCTAATTCTACTATCTGTTCTAAATGTCAACCTAAGATTAAGACCTGTGAGTCTTGTCACCAGAAAACCCTGAAGGCTAAGAAGGTTAAAGGTAAGTGGGTCTGTGGGAACTGTAGATGTGGCAAGCCCTGTAGGATCTGCATGAAGAGTCGTACAGACCTCGAAGATGGAGTGTGTAGTGTCTGCAAGAGTAGTTATGTAGAGAACATTTGCAACAACTGTGGTATGATTAAAGATGCAGAGGGAAACTGTAGAGTCTGTAGAGACAAAGGTACTTATGGATACACGAACAAACCTCCTATCTACTTTAACTACCTCAAGGGAGAGCAGCCTCGTATCTTCTTCGGTATAGAGAATGAGGTAACTTTCGGCTCTAATAGCGAGGGACTGCGCCTTCACCAGAAGAACCTCTATAAGAGCTATGACCCTTCAGTCTTAATTACTAAGTATGATGCCTCTATCTCTGGTCAAGGCTTTGAGGTAGTGACTCAGCCTATGAGCTTGAAGTACTTCAATAAGATGGACGTTGCAGGACTCTTCAGCTCAAACATAGAGCCCCATCGTTCTTGTGGTATGCACATCCACATCTCTCGTAGTGCCTTCAACTCAGAGGTACACCTCTTGAAGGTTACTAAGTTTATCTACGACCACGAGGAAGAAGTTAACAAGGTTGTAGGCCGTAGCTACACAGGGTACAATGCGAAGCTAGAGGGTAAGGCATCTTCAGCTATCTTAAAGATGAAGAAGCGAGGCTATAGTGGAGATAGGTCAGCACGGGTAAACCTTACAGGTAGAGACACTGTAGAGTTCCGTATGTTTGCAGGATGTACTACAGAAAGGGAGATGAGACGTCGAGTAGAGTTTCTCCACGCCCTAGTCTCATGGACTCGTGAGTGTTCCCTCAGGGATGTAGGTGATTTCGAGAACCTGAAGGCCTACATTATGAAGAATACTAAAGCTTACCCAACAGCCTCAAAATACTACGGAGTATAATATATATGTGCATAGCCATTTACAAACCTGCTGACAAAGAGATTACCAAGGAGACCCTTGAGACCTGCTTCCGTGCTAATGGAGACGGTTGTGGTTTCGCCTACATCAATACCACCTTTACAGGAGACAGGAAGATCAAGATCAAGAAGTCACTAGATTTTGATACCTTCTATCGCCAGTACTCAAGGGCTTTGGAGGTAGATCCTGAGTCTCCTTTCCTAATTCACTTTAGGATTAAGACTCACGGTCCTGTGAACAAAGCTAACTGTCACCCCTTCAAGATCGACAATGACCATGCCTTTATACATAACGGAGTAATCAGTGGAGTAGGGTTCGATGTAGAGAAGAGTGACACAAGACTCTTTAATGATAAAGTCTTGAGGAAACTTAACGAAGGCTGGATGGATCGTGAGGAGATCAAGCTACTGGTAGAGCAGATGATAGCTCACTCCAAGCTAGTAGTCTTAAACCTTGACGGAGACATCCAGATATACAACGAGGATAAAGGTAACTGGAAGGATGGCATCTGGTTCTCCAACTACAGCTACAAGGAGACAACTTACCAGCCTCGGGTCAATAAGTCTTGGAAGAAGTGTGACAAATGCTCAGGCTCCTTCCACCCTAATGTCTTCAGTTATTTCTGTGACCTTGAGGAGTTTAAGATATTCTGCCCTAAGTGTACTGGAGAGCTGAAGCGACAGGGTATGGTGTATTCTTCAGATGAGATCACCAAGAGTCAATACGATATGTGGGCTCCTGTCGAGCCTATCTATGCAGATACTGCTACCTACACGAGACAATGATAGGACTTATAGATTACAAGTGCCTAGAGTCAGACTCAAGGGACTACGGATGGGATCACACTAACGGATCTGTCATTACCCCTACTAGCCTGCACGGTAAGAGATACACAGTAGGTAGAGGTCCCTTGCAGAGTAACTGGGTGGAGGTAGATCACTATATGTTTAACCTCATACCCCTTCAGGAGTATATAGAATGAGTATGTGGATACTTACAGGGGCTGAGTGGAAGAGAGACAAGTTCCGTATAGTACACGGAGATTCTTACACTCACCTCTTTATAATCTCAAGAGTTGGCAGTCATTGGTCTGGTATAAAACTAGAGGAGTACGATGAAACTTTACATACTAGAGGGTGAGGGATGGTGGCCTGAGAATAGAGGCAAGGTCCTCAAGTATCTTATCCTTCCTCCTATGGGACTTATAGAACTTGTAGAGTACAATGAAGAACCGTAAGTGCCCTAAGTGCGAGGAGTTAGGGAGAGACTCTCAGGGAGATCACCTATTCCTTATGGAAGACCAAGAGACTTGGTGTTGCAACAAGACTGAGATACACCCGATGTATATAGAAGGAGGAGGTGAACCTGAAGATAAGATGGATGTGAAAGGTATAGTACAGTTACCTATAGTAGCTGACGAAGATAGATGTATATCCCTAGAGACTGCTACTCACTTTGGAGTTCGTACAGAGTTCTCTCCTGAAGATAGATCTGTAAGGGCTAAGTACTACCCTGAGACTTCAGGAGGTCTACTAGGTTATAAGTGTAGGCTGATGCCTAAGAAGTTCTACAGCGTCCACCTAGAGGATGCTAAAGGTAAGGTGCCTGATTTCTTTGGGCAAGCTAGGTGTCCCCAAAGTGGGAAGAGACTCCTAGTAGCTGCAGGAGAGGAGGATGCTCAAGCTGCTAGAGAGATGTTATGGAACTACAATAAGAGTAAAGGACAAGACTATCCTATAGCAGTAGTAGGTGTACCTAGAGGTGAAGCTACCTCCGAGGCTACCTTCAGTGAGAACTTGAAGTTCCTCAAGGGCTTCGAGGAAGTCCTAGTAGTTATGGATAACGACGATGCTGGAGCTAAGGCCTTAGGGAAGATAGCTCCTATAGTAGGAGAGAGCCTGAGGGTAATGAACTTCTCAGAGAAAGATCTCTCTGATATGCTAGTGAAGGGTAAGAGTAAAGAGTTCCTCTCAGGTTACTTCAACTGTCAGGAACATAAGCCCTCTAATATTGTATCAGCTGGAGATATTCTAGAGGAGGCTATAGAGAGAGTCTATTGGGGGCTGAGTTATCCCTTCGAGAAACTAACCCAGTTGACCTATGGACTGAAGGAGGAGGGAGAGATCATAGGACTTGGTGCTTCACCGGGAGCCGGAAAATCTACCCTACTAAGACAGATACAAACTCACTTGATGTTTACTCACAAGCAACAGGTAGGTATCTTCGACATAGAGGAGGGTGCTAAGCAAGGACTAAAGAAGATGATAGGTGGTATTATGAACAAGCCTATACACCTTCCAGATTGTAAGTATGATATGGAAGAAGCTAGGAGAATTGGAGGAACCTTCGATGGACTAGCTAACTTCTACGATGGAGACTGTGAGAGTTGGGATGAAGTTGAAGAGGGCATCAGGTACTTCGCATCTAAAGGTATCAGGTTCTTCTTCGTTGATCCTCTCTCAGCATTAGTAGAACATCTTACAGCCTCTGAGGGTAATCAAGAGTTGGGAAGAATCATGAGGTCTATGAGGAGACTGAGGAAACATCAAGGCCTAACATTCTTCCACGCTAATCACTTGAACAATCCTTCAGGTGGTAAGGATCATGGAGAGGGAGCTGTAGTTAAGGCCTCTCAGTTCTCTGGATCTAGAGCTCAATGGAAGTATTCAACTCTCCTATTGGGCCTTGAAGGTTCCCAGATGAGTGAAGACCTTGAGGAGAAACACTCAAGGGTCTTGAGGGTTCTGAAGGATAGACTAGGGGGCAACACAGGCACTGTGAAGCTACATTATAATACAGCTACAGGAATACTGGAGCAGGCAAAGGTGGAGGATTACTAAGTGAGATTAGTTATAGGAACTTCCAGTAGGAATCCCTCTTGGCAATCTAAGATACACCCTTGCTCTCAAAGGGAGTGCCCTGGATGGGGAACTTATAGAGAGGACCTCGAAGAGTTAGGACTCAATAGGGGAGACTTCGGTGAGTACTTTTGGGATGGAGACTTCCATTGTAGTGGAGTGTTCTTGGAGGAGTACGATGAAACCATTTAAGATATATACAAAGGACGAAGAGGCCTTCGAGAAAGCTCAGCTCTTCATGTTTGCTGCAGGGTATAAGTGGAATGCAGGACAAGACTTCCCCCTGAGGGGGAGGGGATCTAAGTATCTTGTGGTCGTACCTTCTAGAGATTACCCACACTTCCCCATGGAGAGAGATAAAGCCCTCTTGTTCTCCAATCACAGTAGTGTTGATTTACCTATAGTACATTGGCCTTTCCTTGAAGGAGTCACAGTTGATTAAGAGGAGGGTCTTTGACCTTGAGTCTGACGGTCTCTATCAAGAGGCTACAGTTATCTGGTGTATAGTCTTGAAGGACTTAGGTACTCAAGAGGTCTTCAAGTATACCAACATAGAGGAGGGACTTGAAGACCTCCTCTCCTCTCACATTCTAATAGGCCACAATATCTCTGGATTCGATCTACCTCTAGTAGAGAAACTCTATGGGATGAAGTACACAGGCACTGTTAGAGATACTCTCTGTATGAGTAGGCTCTTCAACCCTGAGAGATTCCAACATTCACTAGACTCCTATGGTACACAACTAGGGAGAGCTAAGCCAGTCCATGAAGATTGGTCGAGGTACTCAGAGGAGATGCTCCATAGGTGCAGTGAGGATGTTGAGATAAACCACCTAGTCTACACCCATCTATTAGAAACTGAAGGTGAGTGGGATTGGATAGATGCCTTGGAGTTAGAGCAAGAGTTCTCAAGAGATCAGACACTCCAAGAAGTTCAAGGGGTAGATATAAATGTGAGAGACTTGAGGAAGCTAGTTCAACAGATAGATATAGGAGTAGCTAAGATAGATAGGAAACTTGGGAGGATACTGCCGATCTCTGTGAAGGGTAAAGGCCAACCAGTAACTAAAGTCTTCAAGAAAGATGGAGACTATACGATGCAAGTGAAGAGGTGGTTCGATGATAGCAATAGCTAAAGGATGTTTAATACCTGTAGAGTCTGAAGGTCTAGGCTATAGGACTACATTCGCAGTAGGCAATACTTTAGAGCCTAGGCTGTATCAGACTGTATGGCTCGGAGGTTATTACCAGCCTGCAGAGGTAGTAATACTGGAGGAACTTCTGTGAGAATAGGTATAGTAGACAAGTTCACTGAGAAAGATAAAGAACTAGAGGGAGTCATCACACCTTTCACAGTCGAGGAGGGGTCTTGGTATACTAGAGAAAGTACCCTCGAAGACTTAGGTATCTTAAACCTAAGGTCTCCTAGAGGTTCAGCCTTAGCAGGCAGTTGGAACAAGACAAGACAAGACAGTTATTCTCTCATAGAGTTGGTACCTTATGATTAGAGGACCCTTCAGTCGTATAGAGTATAAGCCTATAGACTTGAACTCCTCTAAGCAAGTTAAAGATTACTTCCTCTCTCAAGGGTGGGAGCCTACAGAATACAACAGGAGGAAGAACCCTGATGGATCTTGGACTACTACTTCCCCAAAGCTCACCGAGGATTCCTTCGGGACTATCAAGGGAGATACAGGACAGCTAGTAGCTCGGAGGAATATACTACGCCACAGGAGGAACTTCCTCCAGAACTACACAGACCCTGAAGGTAAGGGACTCTTAAGCCACTGTACTGAGGGTAAGGTTAGGGCTCAAGGTATTCTCTGTGGTACACCTACAGGTAGGACTAAACATAGAGGTGCTGTATGTAATGTACCGGGAGGAGATGCTTACTTAGGTAAGGCTGTAAGATCTCTCTATGGAGTTGTAGATCCCTACGTACTGTTGGGCTCTGACCTCGCAGCTATTGAAGCTAGGGTCTTCGGACACTACACCTTCCCCTATGACGGAGGAGACTATGCTAGAGAACTTATAGATGGAGATATCCACTCTAAGAACGCCAAGATCTTTGGTACCTCTAGGTCTGGTGCGAAGCCTATTTTCTACATGATCCTCTATGGAGGTGGCGTCGCTAAGGCTGCAGGTATGTTAGGTGTCAGTAACAAGAAGGCTAAGATACTGCTAGATGCCTTCTGGGAGGGCAACCCTGGACTTAAGAAACTTAAGCAAGTCATCGAGGATTACTACCACGAGTACGGCTACATCAAAGGACTTGATGGTCGTAAGTTATTCATTCGTCAAGACTATAAGCTGTTGAACTCTTTAGTACAGGGAGCTGCAGCTGTAGTCTTCAAGAGGTGGGGAGTTATAGCTAATAGGAAGCTGAGAGCTGCAGGTAATAGTTGCCAACAGATCATGGCGGTTCATGATGAGTATTCCTACAGGGTCTGTCCTGACGATGTACCTGAAGCTATCCTCTTGATTAGAGAGGCCTGTAAAGAGGCTGGAGAATACTACAACCTGAGGGTACCTGTCACTACTGACAGTGCTGTAGGGTTTAACTGGTACGAGGTACACTAGATGATATTGATACTACTGTATGAAGGAGCTGACGGAGAGTTGCAGCACTGGGACTGGTGGTGGAAATGTGACCCTTCTGTAGGTATAACACTAGAGGAGTACGATGGGTAGCCTTTGGGTATTCACTAAAGATCCAGACAGCGACACTCAAGGGAGCGTCTTCTACTCTGCCAGAACTCTAGAGATGAGCCAATCGGACTTCGAGGCTTTGGGGGATAATAGGTATAGGTCTAGACACTCAGGTGATTGGCAGCTTGTAATATTAGAGGAGTATTCAGAGTGATCGTTTATCTGTACACTAAGAACGAAGTAATACCTAGAGACTGTGGAAGAATGCACGGCACCTCTCGAACCGAGGCAGAGAGATCCCGCCATGACACTTGGATATCTAAGAGGACTTACAGGTCTTTCTCAGGGGACTTAGAATATGTAGTACTAGAGGAATATAATGAATCATAAAGAACGATGTGAGGTCCACTATGGACTCCCAGATGCTGTAATTAATTCTATGAGATTAGGCCATGACTTCTTGAGAGAAAGAGGACTTAGAGAAGACCTAAGATCTATAGGTCTAGAGGCTATGGTAGTAGCATCTACCAAGTTCGATGAGTCTAAAGGGGTCTTATTTAAAACCTATGCCTCAAGTAGGATCAGAGGTAAGGTGATGCACCATCTGAGTAACTTGAGGAACAGTAAGGAGATAGGACTCTATGGATTACCTGAGGTTATCTTAGACAGACAGATGAAGAACCTAGAGGGTGAACCTATAGAGACCTACGACTGGACTCTAGTGGACTCTCTAGCCCCTGAAGATGAGATCAACAAGGCATTGTACTATGAGTATCTTATGGGCGATAGGTCTATAAGAGATATCTGTAATGACTCAGGTATCACAGTGAAGGCAGGAAGAAGAAGAGTAGAAAGACTAAAGAAGAAACTTAAGGAGATACTAAATGAGAATCAAGGGTAAAGTAGCATACGCTTATACATCTAATCCAGACACACAATTCGATCCAGCTTGGAAGGTCTCAGTAGTAGTAGACAAAGCTGAGCGAGATAAGATCACAGAGGCAACAGGCTTAAAGTTCACACGAACTGATGGAGACCTCTGGGAGGGACTAGGGGACTATAAGCTCAACGTCAAGCGTAACGTAGAAGGTAAAGGCAAGCGAGCTGGTATAGCTAACCCTCCACCTAAAGTAGCAGTCAACGGAGAGGAAGCACCTGAAGGGCTCATCATCGGCAATGGGTCCGTATGTGAGGTAGAGTTCTCTACTTACAACTGGGAGTACCTAGGGAGATCAGGAGTCTCAGCAGACTTCAAGGGTATCAACGTACTAGAGATGGTAGACTATGAGTCTGCAGCACCTCCAGAAGGAGAGAAGAAGGAGGACTCTGTAGACGACGGACCTATCAAGTGGTAAAGAAGAGATGGACAGGATATGCCTCTACTATGGAGGTACCTGCAGACTCTTGGTTCCCTCCTCTAGGGGAAGTCAAACTCTATTGGAATCGTTTTACATTCGACAGTTGGAAGATAGGTTATTCATCGGAGGTGGTGACAGTACCTAAAGATTTAAGTTACGAGTCAGGCTATATGTTAAAGTACTCAACACTCAGAGAGACTGGATGGATCTATAAAGATAAAGGCTGGATTAACCCGAGGACTGGGAGGAAGTATAACTCAGTCCACTCAGCCTATAACTCACAGACACTATGGGAGGAGACTCTTGGTCGTAGCTAATATAGATGCAGACTTCTTAGTCTATAGGGCAGCAGCAGCCTGTGAGGGGAAGTTCTGGATGTACAAAGGACAACGCTATGAGAAGAAACTACTACTCAATAAGGTCCTTAAGAAGGACGGTGTCGAGGGAATGGAGATACCTCAAGAGTCTAAGCCAGAGACTTGGGAAGACTGCAAGAGAGCCCTAAAGTCTATAAGTGAAAGTGTTATAGATCAACTAGATACCCAATGGGAGATGCACATCTCAGGTAAGGGAAACTTTAGATATAAGTATGCTACTATCCTACCCTACAAGGGCAACAGGACTGGAGCTAAACCTTTCCACTACGACAACTGTAGACAATTCCTTGTAGATGCCTACGATGCCAAGGTATCTCAAGGGATGGAGGCTGATGATGCTGTATGTTTAGCTGGAGGTATTACAGCTTCTCTAGATAAAGACCTAGACTGTAGACCCGGAACCCACTTCAACTGGGAGAAAGACTTATGGTATGAGGTCTCCTTGGTAGACGCTAACAGATGGTTCTATACTCAACTACTTACAGGGGACAGTGTGGATAATATCCTAGGTCTCTTCGGAGTAGGAGATAAGAGTGCTGCAGCTAAGAAGCTGAAGACTCTAGACACTGAAGAGGAGATGCTAAAGCTAGTGACTGAACAGTACGACAGTAGGTTCGGAAGCTACTCACAGATGTTCCTCAAGGAGAATGCCATACTCTTATGGATACTCCAAGAGAGAGACAATCTAATACTTGGAGAGGGATGGAATGAAAGATTATTTCTTATGTGATATATGTGGCTGTAAGATATACGCAGAGGACTTAGTTTGCGGCGAGGCTAGTAGAGTACTACTTACACCCTCTTCATTACTCACTGAAGAAGAGTACGAAACTCTATGTAGAGTCTGTTACTAAAGGGGAGAAACTAGATGAGAGCCTTTAAGTATGAAGTAGTTGTAGACATTGAAGACGGTTTCACAGAGTACAAGGGTATAGTTATAGCTACCTCTAGGGTAGCTGCTGTACATTCCTTAAGTAAGAAACTTAAGG